TCGTAATGGCTTGCATCTGGCCCTCGGCGAAGATGACAAGTACGATACAAGACTTACTGCTGCAGAATGCGATGACCTTGAAAGTAAAGCGAAAGACATTCTCGAAGAAACAAGAGGAAGATTCCCTAGTTTGAAAAATCAAATTGATTTCTTCACGATGGAAACTTGCCTTTGTTCGTTCAAGAAAATCTTTCGTGAACACCATGGACGTTATCTTGGATATTATCTCGATCGCCAGTCTGAAGAAATCATGCAAGCAGAACAAGATGGTTGGGCTGGTATTGAATGGAATGTCTTATGGCAAGCACGCCATGAGACACTAGATGAAAGACTTGCTCCTAGAAGTAAAATCAACAAAGAAAAGTTTACTTTCTTTTTGAGAACAGGTAGAATAGAAAAACTAGATTGGATGTTTGATGATGAGGAAGTCCCGAAACAAGGACTGGAGGCTATATGGTGAGAGTGATTGCGATGGGTGGTGAGCCAGCAACTGGCAAGACTACTCTGATGTTCAAGTTGATTTCGATGGCTGATGATTGGAAGATTTGTAAGCCACAGAAACTTCTTGATGCCATGCATTCAGAAAAATTAAATCTGTATATTCTTGGTAAATATGCAAATGACGGTAATGTGTTTCAAGGGACTGATCGTTTGTCAATGGCTGTGCAACCAGACGCTGAAAAGTTCTTCATGGAATTAGATTATGAGAATGCGAATGTGAATGTAATCTTCGAAGGCGATCGATTGTTTAACGGTAAACTTTTAGATAAACTTTCGGAATTGTTTCCGAATGATTTTAAAGTTCTTGTTCTAACTGCGTCACATGATACCAAAGAACAGCGTCATGTGGATCGCAAGGATGATCAAGACGATAAATTTAAGAATTCTCGTGCGACAAAAATCTCGAATATAATGGGGTCGCTGACACTCATGGACTATATAGAGACAATGGTCAACGAAAATCTCGATGATCAGTCTAAGATTATTGATGTTATTAGAAAATTTTACAACTGGAGTGAATAATTATGCAGTTAGAAGTATCTGTTGAACAGTTGCGCAAAAATAAGTTATTTGTTGCAACACCCATGTATGGCGGTTCTGCCCATGGCATGTATGTTAAATCTTGTCTCGACCTTCAATCCGTATGTTCGCAATATGGCATTGAAGTTCGTTTCTCGTTTATCTTTAACGAGTCACTGATTACTCGAGCACGCAACTATCTTGTTGATGAGTTCCTTCGCGCAGAAGGCTTCACTCATTTGCTCTTTATCGATGCTGACATTCACTTTGACCCACGAGATGTGATTGCACTTCTTGCTTTGGACAAGGAAGTTGTCGGTGGTCCATACCCAAAGAAATCGATCAAGTGGGGCGCAATCAAGGAAGGCGTAAAAAAACATCCAAACATTGAACCAAGTGATATGGAAAAGTTGGCTGGAGATTTCGTCTTCAATCCAGTTCCTGGTACTGAGAAGTTCTCTGTTGCTGAACCAATTGAAGTCCTTGAAATCGGTACTGGCTTCATGATGGTCAAGCGTGAAGTGTTTGATAAGTTTAAAGAACAATATCCACAACTTCGCTATCGTCCAGATCATGTTGGTCAGGCAAACTTCGATGGTTCGCGCTACATCCATGCTTACTTTGATACAGTCATTGATAGCGTTGTAAATGGCGGCAAGGGTTCAGATCGCTACTTGTCTGAAGACTACATGTTCTGCCAGTGGTGGCGTAACATGGGTGGCAGCATCTGGTTGTGCCCATGGATGAAGACACATCACATTGGAACCTATGCATTCACTGGTGATATGCCAGCTGTTGCAAACTTTGTTGGCTCTCTCTAATATAAAGAGATTTTGTTATGATCGTAGGTTTAGTTGGCTTTATTGGAGCAGGTAAAGGCACAGTTGCAGATCTCTTGGTTGAACGTCATGACTTTGAGAAAGAGAGTTTTGCAAATAGCCTCAAGGACGCCTGTGCCACGATCTTTGGCTGGAATCGTTCCATGCTTGAGGGTGACACTTTAGAATCCCGAGCATGGCGCGAACAACCAGATGTTTGGTGGTCAGAAAAACTCGGTCGTGAGTTCTCACCAAGATTAGCACTCCAGCTAATGGGCACAGAGGCAGGTCGTGGTGTATTTCATCCTGACCTCTGGGTTCATACAACAATGCGTCGTTGCGAAAATGCACCATATCACAATTATGTAATTGCTGATGTTCGTTTCCCAAACGAGATTAGTGCAATCATAAAGTCTGGTGGTAAGGTTGTTCGTGTTCGTCGTGGTGAAGATCCAGAATGGTTTGCACTTGCTCGTGAGTGTAATATCTATAACAAACAAGAAATAATGCGCAATGCATACCCAGAAGTTCATTATTCAGAATGGGCTTGGGTTGGTTCACATTATGATATTGTCATGGATAATAATTGTTCGTTAGATGAGTTGACCGTAAGGGTTGATAAGTTGGTTGATTCGTTATATAATAATCGTGTTGAAGCAAATGAGGTCGTTAATTATGAAACTTTCTGATAATACTGTGAACATCTTGAAAAATTTTTCAAGTATCAACTCTGGAATTCAATTCAAAGAGGGTGATACATTGAAGACAATCTCCGAACAGCGCACAATCTTCGTTGAGGCGACTGTCGATGAAACCTTTCCGAAAGAATTTGCAATCCATGATTTGAACAAATTCTTGGCTAAAATTTCTCTTTATAAAGAAGCACATCTTTCTTTCGGCGACGATCGCATTAACATCAGCACCGAAAACAAGAAGCGTTCTGATTACATCAAGTATTGTTCACCAAAAACAATCATTGTTCCCCCAGAGAAGACGATTACTCTTGGTGAATCTGATTGCTCATTCAGTCTCTCACAAGAAGATATTGAATGGATGAAGCGTTCTGCTGGAATCTCTGGTTCTCCACATTTTGTGTTTGAGAGTGATGGTTCGACAATCTATTTCATCGCTACAGATGTGAAGGATGATTCGGCTGATCAATCGAAAATTGAAATTGGAACCGTCGAGGATAATAAGAAGTTCCGCGTTGTTATGCGTGCAGAACATTTCAAGTTGATTGAAGGATCGTATGACATTGAGATCGCCAAGAAAGGTTTGTCTCGTTTCAAACACAAAACTGCAAATGTGACGTATTACATCGCAATTGAAGCAGGTTCATCGACGTTTGGAGAATAATGATGAAAGTAGATAAAGCAAAAGTTCTTGGATGTCTCCAGGAAATTTCAAACTCACTCACTCGTATTGAAGCCGAACGAGATCTCATTAAAGAGATTCTTCAGAAAATGCAAGATGAGTGTGAAATTCCCAAGAAGTTGAGTCGTAAACTGGCAAAAGTTTACCACAAGCGTAACTATGAGGAAGAACTCGCAGAACAAAACGATTTCGTTGAAGTTTACGAAAGCGTGGCTAAATAAAAACTTGGGGTGCAACTGTTCTTGTTGACAGCACAATCCGCCAGACTGCCGCTGTGAGGGTTCACCTCCTCCACCCCAACCTCTCTTCGGAGTTATATTATGCATAAAGATGATGTGAAATTAGGAATATTCTTAGTCGTGTTTATGGTAGTTGCTCTTGTCAACTCCATCTACCTTTGGCTTCCCGCCTCTGCCCCCCCAGTTCTTTTGGTTGTGGGTATTGGGTTATATTCAATTTGGGAGCACAAACGTGGCAACAAGGCGTAATTTTTTCAAGTATCTTGGTCTTGCTGGTGGTGTAGCCACTGGTGGCGTCGTAGCGGCTGCTGCTGTCCTTCCTGACGCTGAGAAATGCGAGGCAGTAAAAGAAATCGAATCCAATGGACACAATGGCAAGATGATAATTGGTGCTACTTATGGTCAACTTGCACCACCAAATGGCACAATCAGTTGCGGTCCACGTTATGTTCCAGGAACGCAAAAGCATGTCAGCGCAGGAATAACCGTCGGACCTGATGGCGAGATGTACTTGATGACAAAAGGAAAATGGCGTAGAATAGTGACTGAATAAACAATCAGGAGTTATATTATGAATGAAGCGTTGTGGGTTGAAAAATACCGCCCTCATACTATTGCCGATTGTATTCTTCCTGATGAATACAAGAGCACTTTTCAATCTTATGTTGATCGCAAAGAGATTCCTCATCTCTTACTTTGCGGCACTCCAGGAACAGGTAAGACTACCGTTGCTCGTGCATTGTGTGACGAGATCGGTTGCGACTATCTAATGATCAATGGCTCGGACGAATCAGGCATTGATACTTTCCGAGTCAAGATTAAAAACTATGCAAGTGCAGTTTCTCTGAATGGTGGCAAGAAAGTCATCATCATCGATGAAGCAGATTATCTGAATCCAAACTCAACTCAGCCAGCCATGCGCGCTGCGATGGAAGAGTTTGCTCATAACTGTACATTCATCATGACTTGCAATTATAAGAGCCGCATCATTGAGCCATTGCATTCTCGTTGCGCTGTGATTGAGTTTAAACTGCGTAAAGACGACAAACCAAAGATGGCAGTTGCATTCATGAAGCGTGCAACAGAAATCTTGAATACAGAAAAGATCCCATTCGATAAGACTGTGTTGATTGAAGTTGTCAAAAAGCATTTCCCTGACTATCGTCGAGTTCTGAATGAACTTCAAAGATATTCTATCAGTGGAAAGATTGATGCTGGCATTCTCTCAAGTGTTGCTGATGTTTCACTCAGTGATCTTGTTTCTGCTCTTCGGGATCAAAACTTTGGAGCAATGAGAAAGTGGGTGGCAGATTTCGGAACAGACGATCCTGCTCGCATTTATCGTAAAATCTATGACAGCCTCTATGATGTCATGGATAAGTCCACGATTCCGAATGCTGTTTTGATTCTCGCCAAGTATCAATATCAAGCAGCGTTTGTCGCCGATCAAGAACTGAACCTCACTGCATGTCTCACCGAGATGATGGTGGAGTGTAAGTTCAATGGCTGATCTATTTAAGGAGATCATTCCGTCTATTCTGCAGACTAAACAATATGCTCTCCTCACAGAACAGGACGAGAAATCGTATCCTGCATTCATGGTGAATCGTGCTCTTTCGTTCCATAGAGATACTGTTCTTTTAGCGAATGAGATGAATAAGTATCCGAATCTTGATAATAAACTCAAATATGATTTTCTCCTAAATATTGTTAGAGCCTCCAAGCGCCAATACTCTAAATGGCACAAGAAGGCTGAAAATGATGATTTGAGTGCTGTGAAAGAATATTATGGTTATTCTGATGCTAAAGCATATGAAACCTTAAAGATTCTAAATGAAACTCAAATCGCTATGATAAAAAAAGAATTATATAAGGGTGATTGAGATGATTGATAAATTAGTTGAAGTTACTTTGGAAAAGCAGGACGACTTCCTTAAAGTCCGCGAGACTCTTACTCGCATTGGCGTCGCAGCCAAGAAAGAAAACATTCTATACCAGTCCTGCCATATCCTCCATAAACAAGGCAAATACTATATTGTTCACTTCAAAGAACTCTTTGAATTGGATGGTAAACCATCTGATATGTCAGATAATGATATTCAGCGCCGCAACACAATTGCAAATCTAATGGCTGAATGGGGATTGGTTAAACTTGTTGATGCAGACAAAACAAAAGACAACGTTGCGCCATTGAGCCAGATTAAGATTCTTCCATTCAAGGATAAGAATGACTGGCAATTGGTTTCTAAGTATACAATTGGAAAAAAGAAAAAGGATCCTGTATGATCTATTTGAGTGTGTACAGACTTCGTGATGATTTAGTATTACCAACATACGGAACTTCTTTAGCAAACTGTTTTGATTTATCTTTCCAGCCAACAAGTAATGTTGTGACTGGATACGATTCATTCAATTCACCAGTTGAGCGCGAAGTAAATTCTTTTGGTGAAGTCCCGATCTATCCAGGAGATCGTCTGTTGATTCCAACAGGCTTGATCATGAAGATTGATCATCGCAAAACCATCGAAACATACGCTGATATCTCACGCGCAGAATTACCATTACAAAATCACAGCATCCGTTTGCATCCTCGCTCTGGACTTTCGCTCAAGAAAGGATTGGTTCTCGCAAACTGTGAAGGAATTGTTGATGTGGATTATCAGGAAGAAGTGTTTGTACTTTTGACAAATATTTCAAAGATGCATGTTACAGTTCGCAGGGGCGATCGCATTGCTCAAGGTGAAGTTGTCTGTAATGAACCATTCCACATTGCTATTTGCAACACACGTCCAGAAAAGCATTCAGAAAGATCTGGTGGATTCGGTTCTACTGGTGTTTCTTCTAATGCCCCTTTAATTGAGGAATGGAAAGTCGACGGACCAACGAATTTTGGCTAAATAGTCTTTGGATGCCCATTTGGGGTCCATAACTATAAACTTGCTTATTAAAGGAGTTACAAAATGACTAATATTACTACAATCGCATCACATTACGGACTCGATCGTCTTCTTCCAACTGCTCTTGGGTTTGAAAATGCGTTCGCTGCTCTCGATAATGCTTCTCATCTTCTTACAGCAACTCAAACTGCATTTCCGCCAGTGAATGTCATCAAGAAAGATGACTACAACTTTATTTTGGAATTGGCAGTTGCTGGCTACAAACAAGATGAAATTGAAATCACTGCTGAGAGAAACTCTCTCAAAGTCACTGGCAAAAAGACAGAAACAGATGATCGCAACTACCTTGTAAAAGGTATTGCTGGTCGTAAGTTTGCTCGTCAATTTGTTTTGTCTGATACAGTAGTAGTTCGTGATGCTGCACTTGCTGATGGCATTCTTTCTATTCAATTAGAAAATGTCATTCCTGAGGACATGAAACCTCGTAAGATTGATATCAAATAACTGAGAACTATATTATGATTCGTGATGAACTATCGTGGGATGAATTGTTTATCTTACAGGCTACTCTGATCTCTCAGAAAAGCAAGGACCCGTCGACAAAGGTGGGGTGTGTGATTGTTAATGATGATAACGTCATCTTGTCGACGGGTTTTAATGGCTTTCCAAGAGGCATTGAAGAAGATTGGAAAGATCGCTGGAAGAGTCCAGAAAAGTATCACTGGGTTGAACATGCTGAACGCAATGCAATCTTCAACGCCGCACGTGTTGGTGTTTCTCTTAACAACTCTCGTGCTTATTTAAATTTTGAACCCAAGCCATGCGCTGATTGCACACGCGCACTGATACAGGCTGGCATCAAGGAAGTCATCGGACCAAACCGACCATTCACAGGTAAGGGTGCTGGCAAGCATTACTCGATCGAGCACGCAGAAGTCATGCTGCGCGAGGCAGGAGTCCGAATACGCTATTTCGACCTCCCCCCAGAACTAGGGTATCCCCCAGAATAGGACGGCTCTCACACCTTCTCCTTCGGTTTTACGGGGATCTCGTAAGTTATTGATTTTACAGGAAAAACCTATGTTGTTTTTCCCTGTGTTTTATACGACAATTGTTGTATGAGATATCACTATATCGTGTCTAAAAACGACAAATTCGGTGCTCGCCACACTCTCTGGCATGTGGGAAATTATCATTATCAGATAGAATGCCGCTCTACTGGCAACAAGATTGACCTTCCAGACACCAGTTTCGAACAGGCAAAACTTGTGTTCGATGAGGTGCTCGTAAGTTATTGATTTTGCAAGAGTTTTCCCTGTTGCCTTTTTTACGGGAAAATGCGATAATATATATATGAAATGTGAAAACACTGTGAAGATTGGTGATGTTGTCAAGTCTCTTGACTTCGTTGGTGTCAATGACTGTTATTATGTTGGTGTCGTGATCGGCATCAGCGAGATGGACGGCACTTTCCGTGCTCGCACCGTACAGCGTGTGTGGCAAGGCAATGCTGACAAGAAAATTCTCTCGGATACTTTTGTCGCTCCGTTGCCTGGCAATTCTTTCTTCGACGATCTCGCTGAAGAAAAAGGTGCTGCTCCTCGCGTGCAGGTTGTGTGGCGTGACTCGTCGGTGGCTGCATAATGAACATCGATACACGACATGGCGGTCCATACGATCGCGGTTCTGCAGACAGTTACTATCGTCGTCCTCGTCGTCCGCACTTTTTTACTGATGCGACGCATGCGAGTGATGAGATCGAAGAGCGATTCATGACCAAGCAGCAGATTGCTGAATACAATCTTGGCTTTGACGATAATGAATCTTCTGGCAATTTCAAAGATTGGGGTTGATATGAGAAAACAAACTGAAACTTTGTTGAGTGAGGCGATCGATCTGGTGGATGGTGTCGATCATGTTCTGGCGAACACCATGACTCAGTGTGATCTGAGTGCCAAGAACTGTTATGATCTTGCTGAGAAACTTGAACGCGCTCGCAACCTTCTTTTGGTTGTCGGCGATCGAAAGTATCAGGCTGAGTTGAATCAAGTTCCTATTTCTACCGAAGGAGTGCCATTCTAATGGGATACTTTGCCAATTTGGAAATCGATGTCATCGAGATGTTTCGCGAAGATGGCATGAAGGAAACTGAAATTGCTGCTTCTCTTGGAATTTCAGTGGTTGATGTTCATAAAATTATCGCTCGATGGGAAGCGGAAGATTATGACCGTGACCCCGACATGGTGAGTTACGATGATCTTGCATTTGATCCAGGTGATGTTGACTATAATGCGGAGCACTACTAATGGGTGATGTAATGACAGAAAGCAAGGTTTTTGAACTTTGTACTAAAATACGACATCTTGGTTATGCAGTTGTCTGCTTCACCCCAGAAGAATTGCGTGGCGCGAATCCTGATCATGTTGAAAACCGTTTGGTTGAACTTGGTTGGGATGTGATTAATGATATTGCAGAAGATATTGAGACTGAACGATTGGTGAAACCTTCTGATGAAGATTGGAATTGGGCAATCAAATGAATGATCCACATGTGACATTCATCGTGGGCTTTCTTTTTGGTTTGGTTTCAGGTATACTAATTTGTATCCCAGCCAAACGAAAAGACAGGTATTTCTACGATGACAAATGATCATAATACATATGCATATCGTCGTTCTGTTCTTGCATCAAAAGCAAGAGTTCCCTTCGACCCTAGCAATAAAAAGCACATGCTTGATTTTGCGAAGTTTGTAAAGTATAATAGTTGGAGAGATGGCTGTTCTTATTTCTTGGAAGATCCCTTTACAGATATTCCGACGATGATTCGAGCAAAGATTGCTGATTACAGTTTATCTAAACTGGTGGAAAAAGTATGAGTGAAGGTGACTTCGAAGTATTGAACCGTGGTACGATTGAGGAGTTACAGACTCTTCGAAAGTTTGCTCGTGAGATGATCTCTCTGAATTCAATTCATGACATGCCAGTTCCTCATGAGATGCGAATGAAAATCGGTCTCTTGGAAATCTTCTATGCTCTTCATATTGAGAAGTATCCTGTATGATGATCTATTGCGCTGCGCGTTTCAAACCCAAAAAGAAACGCAAGCCAAAAGGTGTGATTGCAAAGAAGTATAGTAAGTCCTCAGCCATTCTTGGTGTTGAGAAGTTGCCGAGTCTTTCTTATGGTCCACGAGTTGGTGCTGATGCTGCTCGCAGTATTCAGTCGCTGAAGTCTGATAAAGTCTTTACAGAAAAAAGAGAGAGCCTGATGTATACAGGCACTTTGGTGAAAGGTATTGCTACGATGCACAAATCAAACGCAGTGCCTGTCATCGACGAAGAGCAGATGAAAGATATTTCGAGGATGCGTCGCGGATGATCGGACGCATTCTCTGTTTCTTTGGTCTGCATAAATGGAAAGGATTGTGGCGATCTAGTCGTTGCAGTTACTATCCGTTTGACATCCTTGTAAACAAAACTTGCAAACGATGCGGGAAAGTGGTTGTCCCGAAACAACCACATCATTCATCTGATGAGGATTAATTTATGAGTATTCGTAAAAAGGCTGCTATTGAAACTGCAAAGTTACTTGTGTATTTTAGTATCATTTTCTGTGGCTGTTATGTTCTTCTTGATCAACTTGGTCCGAAGATTGGAGTAATCTTTATTGCCTTGGGTTTAGTTGGTTCACTTGCTTGGTCGGCATATGATTATTTCGTCAGCAAGTTTTCTATGGAAGAAAAGTTTAAACTTTGATTAGTCCATGTAAGGGAATCTGCAAACTAGACACCCAACGTGAGTATTGCGTTGGGTGTTTTCGCACATCTGGGGAAATTACTGCTTGGACAAAGTTGCCTTTGTTCGAGAAAGAGCGTATAATGAGAGAATGCAGAGAACGCGAATATATACAAAGTAATTCCTCAATTTCTTTTGAAAGGTGATTTATGTCTAAAGTAGTGTTTGAATATGAAGGTCAAGTAAGTGCTGGTTTGAATTCTTGGGATCGCGATTCTCAGAAACGAGTCACCGTTGAACTTAACGATGATGATCTTTCTGTTAATGAGATGCTTGAAGAGTTTATGAACTTCATGCAAGCAATCGGATACAAGTTTGATATTGGCGATCGCTTCGAGGTTGTGAATGATTTCAAAACCCAACCAACTCAAGCAAATGTTGACGATTATAAGATCGACTTCAGCAAGCATGATCCGATTGTTGATGAGGGTGGTACTGTAATCGGTACTGTCGAGAAGACACAATATATGCCAACTGCAGTAGAACTTGATGCAGAAGTCGAACGCATTCGCAGCGGAAAGCCAGGACTATCTGAAGAAGCATATGAAATGGCTGCGTATACCAACTTGACAAGCAAACGAGTTTAATCATGCCAGCCAAAACAGGTACGAAACGACATGGAAAGGGTCGTGCAAAATTAGGTTCGAAGAAGCGTAAGGCACGTCGTAAGAAGTCGTGAGTACACTTGAATCAGTAACCCCCAAGTATGACATTACTTGGTATGTGAAGTGGACAGCAAGTATTATCACACTTGTTGGCATCACAATACGAGCCAGTGGTCTCGTCCAATATCAATGGATCGATTTGATCTGTAGTTGGATTGGGGCTGCTGGTTGGTTCTTTGTTGGATTTAGATGGAATGATCGTGCGTTGATGATCCTCAATGGTGTGATTGGTGTGGTTTTGTTTGCAGGAATAATGAGGCACTTTCTGTCATGAAGATTTCAATTGGCAAATATCCAAAAAAAGACGGCGAACAAAAAAAGTCAATTCGCATTGATCCATGGGATACATGGAGCATGGATAATACTCTTGCTGACATCATTCTTCCGATGCTCAAGCAATTACGCAAGACTCAACATGGCGCACCATGCACTGATGATGAAGATGTTCCTGAGCATCTTCGCTCGACCAATGCCAAGCCCAAGAAGAATGAATGGGATACAGACGAGTTTCACTTCAAGCGTTGGGACTGGATCATGAAAGAGATGATCTGGGCGTTTGGTGAGCATTCAAAAGATCGTGAGCCAAACTTCTGGATCAAGAAACCTAAACACAAGTGGGTTGATGTTGAGGGGCAAGATTGGAAAGAAATGGTCACCACTGACAAAGGCATCTACGACGAAGAAAAATCCAAAGCATATTGGAAGCGTAAGAGCAATGGCTTTCGTTTGTTTGGAAAATACTATCAAAATCTTTGGGACTAAATAGTTAAAAATTGAGGATTAATCATGCTACCACCAGTAACAATCTATACAAACAACGACGACATTAAATATGCAATGTTTGAGGTTGAAGAAATAATCTCAAATGAGATTCGCAGAAATGGTTGTTGGAATTATCCTGCCATCGACATTTGCGATAAAGTTCTTGCTTTAGCTGAACATGGAAGTCGAGTGGTTGATGTTGGAGCTGGATTAGGATCATTCACTGTTCCTCTTGCAATTAAATATGCAAACAAGCATATCTTCTCATCATTTGAGCCTATTCAACCTTTGTTTTTGCAGTTGTGTACAAACGTTTTATTAAACAATCTAGATAATGTGAAGGTATATAATGCTGCACTATCAAATTTTAATGATAATGTTAATGCTCCAATCTTAGAGGTTGATACTTGCGGAAATCATGGATCATACTCATTTGTGGCAAATATAAATGAACTTCGAAACATGGCTCCTTCTGCTAAAACAGATGTTTTTGAATTTAAGACTTTAGACTCATACAGATTCGCAAAGGTTGGTGTGATTAAAGTTTCTGCTCCAGGAATGGAACTTGATGTCTTGAATGGTGCAAATGAAACTATTTCAATGAGCAATCATCCACCAGTAATCTTCGAAGCATGGTCAAATGAATGGTACAAGTACCAGAAAGAAGCATTGCTCGATTTCTTCCAAAAGCATGGATATGAACATTATTGCTTCATGGGCGAACACATCATGGCATTTAAGACTTATGCCCAATGGAATGATTGTGTGAATAGCGCACCTGTGGCGCAACCTGTTGCAGCACCAACGGCAACTCATACGCCAACAACTGGTGGATCCTCATTTAAATTTACCGAACAACACCATGACACAAAGAGTGTGTTACAGAATCAAACCGTTCTAAGATAAGGAATAATTTGTGAAAGTTTCTGTTATTACGCCAACTACTGGCAACCCATTCCTCAAAGAATGTATTGAATCCGTCCGCAACCAGACCTATAAAAACATTGAGCACATTGTGGTGGTCGATGGTAAGTCTCGTTGGGAACAAGCGGAAAAAGTTTTATTTGAAGCAGCATTCCCACGAGGCGAAAGCAGCAGCGATAGACTTTTGGTTCTACCTTATCCCACAGGCACTGATCGATATAATGGTCATCGTGTGTACGGTGGCACCACTTATTTCGCAGATGGCGATTATCATCTTTGGTTAGATGATGATAACATGCTTGAGCCAAATCACATCGAGAGTTTGGTTAAATTAGTCCAAGAAAAAAATTTAGACTGGGCATACTCTTTGCGCAAGATCATTGACAAAAATGGTAATGTTCTTTGTTTAGATGATTGCGAATCGTTGGGCGTGTGGTCAAGTATTCTTCATCCTGAAGATTATTTCGTCGATGTCAACTGCTATTTCGTCAAGAAACAAGTTGCTGTTGGAATCACTCCAGTCTGGTATCGCAAATTCCGCGAACCTGGACAGATGGAAATTGATCGCGCAATTGCATCTGTCTTAATGCACCAAAATAACAAATTAAAGTTTGACTGCACACGCGATTATACGGTAAGATATCGTGTTGGCAATACTGGTCTGTCAGTACAAGCAGAGTTTTTCTTGAAGGGGAACGAAGCAATGTTACAGCGTCACAACAATAAACTTCCATGGAAGAAAGAAGCGTGAAACCAATCAAAACAAAAATCCATCAAGGGCATGATCCATTTTTGGATTATACACCCATGGCAGAGGATATGCAGGGTTGGGGTAGCACAGACGAAGCATTTGCTGAAGTCATTGGACAAATTAGACCAACAACAATCATCGAGGTTGGAACTTGGAAAGGATGTTCAGCCATTCATATGGCAAAGACTGCTCTTGAAAAAGGTATTCCACGAGACCAACTTGAGATTGTTTGCGTAGATACTTGGCTTGGTTCAGTTGAACATTATGAGTTTGGAAATTTAAATGAGCAATGCCGAAAGCATGGTCGACCAAATTTCTATGATCAATTTCTTTCAAACGTGGTTCATGCTGGATTGTCTGATGTCATCACTCCATTCCCAATGGATTCAATTAATGCCAATGAATGTTTCCAAAGATGGGGATTCAAAGCAGATCTAATTTATATTGATGCTGCTCACGATTACAATTCAGTTAAACTAGATGCTTTTATGTGGAGTGAAATACTACGCGACGGTGGATACATGTTGTTCGATGATTGGCATTTCGAACCAATTCGACGAGCCGTACATGACACCTTTACAGAGGAAAAGGTCTTTATGACTGGAGGAAAAGCAACGTGGGTGAGGTGAAAAATCCCTGTATCGCAACCATCTTCATGAGTAACATCGACGAGAAGATGGTGAATATGCAAAGGCTCGTTGTTGCCAAATACAACAAATCTGGTATCGTTCATTATCCTGTTTTGACTGCTGCAGATCCTGGATCGACGATGACTCAATTGATTCCAATGATTGAGAGTCGTGGGCATGATGCAATTATGTTCCTAGATGTGGATGCTGTTCCATTAAATGATACAGCAATTGATTATTTCTTCGACAAAGCATATAATGGTTGGGTGATTGGTGATGCGCAACGAAGCAATCACATTCAAAACAATCAACATGTATTTGCTGCTCCACATAATCTAACATTTACATTCGAGACTTATCGAAAGTGTCAAAGCCCATCATTCAGCCCAAATCATCGAGGTGATGTTGGCGAGGAATTGACTTTTAAGGCTAGAGAGAATAATATTCCTCTAGAGATTATGATACCATTGCGCTATGATGCTCCACCAATTCGTATGGATTGGGAACCAAAAGATGCACCACCATATTGGGATCTTGCTGATGGTATGCCAAAGTATGGTATTGGCACAACGTTTGGTACAGTAGGAAATGAAATGTTCTGGCATATGTACCAAAGTTTTCATCCAGGACAAAACGAACGTTTTATTAAGAAATGTGAGGATTTACTAAATGGCTAATCGTAGTGATTTTTTTAATGCTAAACTTCCGCGCAGTTTAAAGCGTGCACTTGCCATGGCTGAGGCTTATGGTTGGGTTAAGGATGCTCATGAGCGTGGCGATCTTCGTCGATCATTAATTGTTGCTCATGCGAATCATGTTGGATTTAAAATGAAGCGTCACAATACTGAAAATCGCGACGCAGGTGATAGTGAATAATGCATTCTTTATCAGAACTTCGTGACTTGCTAGTATCTAAACAGATACAGATACTAGATTATAATGGTTGGCAACTAAGAGTCGGTGATGACACGTGGGTTATAATACACGATGTTCTTTATTTAAATGGTGAAAAGCAAAACCCGAAGCAAAAAGGTTTATTTGACAAATACAAGAAGGTGAATACAAATGACAGTCAAAGCACTCAAACTCGTAAGTGGCGAGGAATTAGTAGTAGAAATTACCGAGGAGACACCGACGGACTTGACCTTTAAGAATCCCGTCGCTTGTGTGATGCAACGTTCAGAGAAGGGTCCAGTTCTTGGCTTTATGCCTTGGATGCAAGCAGGTGATGGTCCATTCGTTATGAATAAAGATAAAATCATTACAGCATGTGAAGTTGCGCAAGAAGTTAAAAACGGATATAATCAGATCTTCGGCGCAGGAATTATGGTTCCGCCACAGCAATTGATTACGGGGTAAAACTTGTCCGATTTTTATACCAATATCTGCGTCTCTGGAAGATACATTCTCTTCAGAGGTGTTGAAAACGATAAAAGGGTCAGGCGAAAGGTTGAATTTCGCCCGACCTTTTTTCTTTCCAGCCAAGAGAAATCTGAATACACAACTCTTGCGGGTGAGTATGTAAAACCCATTCAGCCTGGAACGATTCCAGAGTGTCGTGAATTTTTAGAGAGGTACGAGAGTGTCGACAATTTTCCTATTTTTGGGAATAATCGCTATGAGTATGCTTATATTGCTGATGAGTATTCTGACGATATTCTTTGGGATGTCAGTAAAATACTTATTGCCTATCTTGATATCGAAGTTGGATCCGAAAATGGATTTCCTGAACCAAGAGATGCAAACGAAGCAATCACTGCAATCAGCATCAAAGTTAAGGGTAATTATTTTGTGTTTGGTTGTGGCGATTATGTCAAGCATCGTGACGACGTGCACTATGCAAAGTGTCGAGATGAGTCAGACCTCATACGACGCTTCCTCGACCTATGGAGCAGATGGCATCCAGATGTAGTCACTGGTTGGAACGTCGAGCAATTCGATATTCCATATCTTGCAAATCGCATCACCAAGATTCTTGGTGAAGATGAAGCCAAGAAACTCTCGCCTTGGAATCGTATCAGCAAACGCGAAACGGTGATGATGAATCGCCCAGTGCAGTTCTATGATCTTTCTGGAATTGCTATTCTTGACTACATCCAACTCTATCGCAAGTTCACTTATTCACAGCAAGAGTCTTATCGTCTTGATAACATTGCTCACGTTGAGTTGGGCGAAAAGAAATTAGATTATTCTGAGTTCGAAACTCTACATCAATTATACAAACGCGACTATCAAAAGTTTATCGAGTATAACATCAAGGACGTAGAACTTGTTGAGAAACTCGAAGACAAGATGAAGTTGATTGAGTTGGCATTGACTCTTGCTTATGACAACAAAGTAAACTATGATGATGTGTTCACGCAGGTTCGTATGTGGGACGCAATCGTTTACAATAGTCTCTTGAAAAAGAAAATTGTAATCCCTCAGATGTCAAAGGGTATCAAGAGTTCACAGTATGAGGGTGCTTATGTTAAGGATCCAATCCTTGGTATGCACGAGTGGGTTGCATCATTTGACTTGAACAGTCTGTATCCGCACTTGATTATGCAGTATAATATTTCGATGGAAACTCTTATTGAGCCAGCGAAGTATAACAATGTCATGCGCGAGTTTATTCAAAATGGTAACATCAATGTTGATGCATTACTCAATCAAGAGGTTAAAACAGAAGCCTTATCTGATCTGGGCGTGACTGTAACACCAAATGGTCAATTGTTCCATGTGAATAGAGGTCAGGGTGTGTTGCCTGAGATCATGGATACAATGTACAAAGATCGTACACGCTATAAGAAGTTGGCATTGGAAGCCAAGAAGAAAATCGAAACTGTTCTTGAAGATAAGAATCAAGTTCAGTATCTCGAGAAACAAGTTGCACGATACAACAATCTTCAGTTGGCAAAGAAAGTTACTCTAAACTCTGCTTATGGTGCGCTAGGCAATCAATACTTCCGCTTCTTTGATATTCGTATCGCCGAAGGCATTACTACAGCAGGTCAGTTGTCTATTCGTTGGATTGAGAAGAAGATTAACGAGTATATGAACGACTTGTTGAAAACTCAAAATGAAGATTATGTCATCGCCTCTGATACTGACTCAATCTATTTGAACATGGGTCCGCTGGTCAAGAAACTTTACCCTGATACTTCTGACACCAAGAAAGTCATCAAGTTTATGGATAAGGTTTGCGATGACAAGTTACAACCGTTCATTGATTCTTCTTATGAAGAACTGAAAGAATATGTCAATGCGTTTCAACAGCGCATGGAAATGAAGCGTGAGTCTTTGGCTGACAAGGCAATCTGGACTGCAAAGAAACGATATATTCTAAATGTTCACAACAGCGAAGGTGTGGCGTATGCCAAACCAAAACTCAAGATTATGGGTCTTGAGGCTGTTAAATCATCGACGCCATCTGCTTGTCGAACAAAGATTAAAGAAGCCATCAACATCATTATGACTCAAACAGAAGATGATCTACATAAGTTTATCGAAGGGTTCCGTGAAGACTTTCGAAAACTGCCTGTGGAAGATATTTCATTCCCAAGATCTGTCAATGGTCTTAAAGAATATTCTGATACAGTGCATATCTTCAAGAAAGGAACTCCGATTCACGTGAAGGGTGCTCTTGTGTATAATTATTTTTTGCGAGAAAATAATCTAACAAAAAGATACCAAGAAATACAAGAAGGTGAAAAGATTAAGTTTGTTTATTTGAAACAACCAAACATATTCAACAATAACACTCTTGCATTCATATCAGGAATTCCCAAACAGTTTGGTGCCGATCCATATATCGATCATGATCTTCAATTTGAGAAATCATTTCTTGAGCCACTTGATATCATTCTTTCATCAATCGGCTGGAGATCTGAAAAGATTGATTCTTTGGATTGTTTTTTTAATTAATATGCGATATAATACAAATACATTTCATATGGAGAAATACAAATGAGCCTACTTGAAAAGTTGAAAAAGAACAGCACGATTAAAGATACTGCAATTCTTTCAAAATCCAAGTTCTTTGCCGCAAAAGATATGATTCAAACCAGCATTCCTGTAGTGAATGTTGCGTTCTCTGGCGATCTTGATGGTGGATTCACTCCTGGTCTCACAATGTGGGCTGGTCCGAGTAAGCACTTCAAGACTGCATTTAGTCTTTTGATGGCGAAAGCATATCAAGTAAAGTATCCTGAATCAGTTGTTTTGTTCTACGACTCCGAGTTTGGCACTCCGCAAAATTACTTCACTTCTTTTGGCATCGACATGGAGCGTGTTGTACATACTCCAATTACTGACGTTGAACAGTTGAAGTTTGATATTATGCAACAGTTGAGCAACATTGAGCGAGGCGAGCGCGTGATGATTGTTATTGACTCAATTGGTAACTTGGCTTCGAAGAAAGAAGTTGAGGATGCGATGGATGGTAAGTCAGTTGCTGACATGAGTCGAGCAAAGCAAATTAAATCCCTGTTCCGTATGGTGACACCACACCTCACCCTGAAGGACATTCCTATGGTAGTAGTAAATCACACCTATAAAGAAATCGGTCTGTATCCCAAGGATATTGTCGGCGGCGGAACAGGCTCTTATTACTCTGCTGATAACATTTACATCCTTGGTCGGCAGCAGGAAAAGGATGGAACTGATTTAATTGGTTACAACTTTATTATCAATGTTGAGAAGTCTCGCTATGTTCGCGAGAAAGCCAAGATTCCAGTGACTGTTCGTTTCGATGGTGGTATCAGCAAATATTCTGGTCTGCTTGATATGGCTCTTGAATCTGGGCATGTAACCAAACCAAATGTTGGTTGGTATGCAAAGGTGAATACTGCCACTGGCGAAGTTGATAGCAAGAAGTGGCGTTTGGCTGACACTGAATGCGCAGAGTTCTGGGATAGTATTCTTGGCGATGATAAATTCAAAGAATGGATTCGCACAAACTATCAATTTAGTTCAGCCGTTGCTGGAAATCTAACAACGGAAATTGAAGCAGATGATGAGTAAATTAATAAATCTTGTTGCTAAACTTGAATTTTGGTATGCTCGAAAGTTCATACAACTCGACAAGCATTACACATTTTTCTTAGATTTGAATGGTGACCCTGGATCATTTGCAATCAAGTATCTTAAGAAATATGATGGTGTTATTGTCGAGTTTAATAACGTGAAAGTTGGAGATGATGGTCAATTGACATTTGATTATGACATTATCTCCAATTTGAATAATTGTGATGTGAAGTCTAATAGTTTTGTACGCTTTACTTCTAACGTGATGCGTAATATACTATATTCGGCTATTGAGAACTACGAGAAGGAATCAAATGAAAACGGAAAACTTGATCTTGTCGAATCTGATTCGGAACGAGGCATTCATGAGGAAGTCACTCCCGTTCTTGAAGAAGGAGTATCTGACCGAAAGCCACGAAAGAAAACTCTTCGAGCAAATAAAAGAATTCATTCTAAAGTATAACAGTCTCCCTCCGATTGCGGCTCTTGAAATTTCTCTCAAAGAGTCCACGAAACTCACTGAAGTTGAGTTAAATAAGTCTCTTGACCTACTCAAGGAAGTATCAAGTGACAAATCAGAACAAAAACTCGAATGGCTTCTTGACACTACGGAAAAGTTTTGCCAAGAAAAAGCAATCTATAATGCTATCATGGACAGCATTCAGATACTTGATGGCAAAGATGAGGCGAGGGGCAAAGGAAGCATTCCTACTCTTTTGTCTGATGCTCTGGGGGTTAGTTTCGATCCTCATATTGGTCACGACTTTTTGGATAATTACGCTGATCGGTATGATTTCTATCATCGCATCGAAAAACGCATCCCCTTC